TCGGGGTGAACTCCCCCCGTTCAATCTGAGGTTTTACCCCCTACCGGAATATGCCGGGTGGGGGGTCTGTGTGTGGTTATTGATCTGACTTGCTCGAATTGCAACTTCGGCAGAGAACTTGAAGATTGGATCTGATTGTCAGGCCGCCTTCGGCCAGCGATTTTATGTGATCAACGGTTAAGTCTGATGTCCGGCCGCATGCGCTGCACCAGGGTTGCTCTTGTCTTAATGCTTTACTGATCTGTCGCCACTGGTAATCGTATCCGCGTTGCGCACGTGATGGCCTTGTTGCTTCTTTGATTCGTTTGAATATGCGATCGCATTCTTCGCATCGAGCTGCGCGTGCAATGGCTCCACAGTCTTTGCATGGTCTAGGTAAGGCCATCGTAATCCATGAGGTATTTGATTGCTTGACCAAGTCTGCCTGGCTGGTCTTTGAAGTATCCAAGTCCAACGTTGCAGTTGCTACAAAGTATTCCACGCACTTGATTCGTTTGATGATCGTGATCCATTACAAATTTCGTTGCGCTCTCTTCAACATGAACGCCACAGATAGCGCACGCATGGTTCTGTTCTTCTAGTATTGCCTGGCGATTCTTATTCGCCTTATGAATAATCCTGCGATCAACACTCCTGCAATGCTTACATGATTCACGCACTCCATCTGCTCTTCTTCTATCTTTACAGAAGAAGTGCAGTGGTTTAGTTTCTTTACATCTGGTGCATGTTCTTTCAGTCGGTATCTCCATCGGCGTCGTCATCGTAATCCGATCCGTAAAGGGCGAGCCTATCCTTCTCCGGCAGCGATAGATATGATTGTAGCGTTGCTGTTACTGCTCGGTTTAGTAATGACTCGATTGCGTCGAATGATAAGTTATTGTCAGTCGTCATATCTGTATGAACATCGCCGATGCTAATTGTTATATTCAACATGCCATTGCCTTATTGTTCCAGGAATGATTGCATCTGCTGAGCGCAAGCGTATCAGATTTGATTGACAGTTTTGTCAAATCATTCATCATGATCGTGCCTTAATAATTGCTGCGATGTCATAAAGACTTCCTCTTCTCTGGATGTCGTTCTTCTTTATCGTTCTATAAACTTCGCGCTCTGTAATTCCTAGCCACATTGCAATTGCTTCAACATCGAGGTAGAAGGTTTTGCTCGGGTTACTCATTGCCAATGCTATCAACCGCAACACCGTCCATTGCTGCTTGCATCCGAAGCAGGCGACTTCGGCTGTTAAGTTATCGGCATCGATCACCACGTACTTACTGCACTCATCGCTTGGACATGGGATTCGCCGGGGCTGTTCTGAGAAGCGCTTTGCAGCTGCCCTTCCTTTGGCATGAATGATCTGGATTTCGTGGGCGAAGTCTGCTGCCCATGTTTGCTGGATTGACCAGTCCAAATGTGTTAGGTGAAAGGTGACCGTTGCCAAGACTTCGCCGTCTGTTGTTTGCTCTTTCATGATCAAGGCCGGCGGTGTCAGTTTGCGATCGAAGCGGATCATACTTTCCCATGAGTGAAGGGTTCGGAGCAGTTCGGTTGCCATCGTGAAATCTAAGGCTGCGATGTTGATTCCAATGCTGCGCTCGGTGCTAACTGCCCCTGATCCTGTCCTGGATGGCTGAAGGAATTGCTTGGCCTCTTTGTGAAGCTGTGGAAGTTCTGCAATCTGGGTGCGGACTTTGATTGAGCACCGGTTGCAGGCTCCTGCTCGCTCGGTCTTCTTTGCGCAGATTGTGCAGTCCATCAGAACGGTATCCCTTCGTATTCGAGCTCTGGCTTCTTCCTTCTATTCCAATAATCCGGGATCTCATCGGCGTCCGGTTCTTGGCCCTTGAGTCTGAATATCTCCATCGTCTTACTGCAAGTATGGCTGGCTAGAATTAATGGCTGCCTGCCCTGGCTTCTCTGGATGGCATTCACCGATCGCAGATCCGCTTCAAATGATACGGCCGTCCTATGTAGTTCAAATGTTCGGCTGCCCTGGATTCGTTTAATAATCTCTTCTTGAATGGTCAAAGTTCCGGGGTCAAGTCTGATCTGAAATCCGACGGTGAAACCTTGCCAGAGAAGTTTTCCACAGCCTGTGCAAAAGATGGGGGTAAAGTTTGAATTCATCATTTATTCTGTTCCTTTGGCTGCTGTTCCACCGTTCCGCGTTCCCCCTTATAGGGGGGGAACAGCGGAACGGTTTGGTCGCTCTTGCCGAGGTGTTCCGGGGAACGGTGCGGAACGGTGCGGAACGGCGGAACAGTTAAGTTATCCACAGGCTGTTTACTCCGCTTCCCATGCATTGACGTCGCCGATCATGAATTGTGTCTTAAATTTGTAGAGATACTTCTGCCCTTGTTTCCTAAATTCGACGAAGCCACCAGCGATGAGCTGTTCCAAAGCCTGCCCTAGTTCCTGGTTGCCGATCTCAATTCCTTCTTGTCGAAGCCCTTTGCGGATGTCGTTCTGGCCCATCTCGGTTCCGGTTTGTTCGAAGAAGTTGGAAAGTTCCTGAAGCTTCTGCTCCTTCGTCGTCACCACGATCGTGCCGCCGCTAATCGTGACGGTAATCGTTCCGTCTTTGTTGCTCTTCAAGTTTGCGACACCGAGGTCTTTGGCGTCCTGGCAGATGGCGCGGACAAATCCTGGCCGGTCTTTGGTTACTTTTAGATTCAGGCAACCGTCCAAGCCCCTGCCAAATGGCATCGCCACGTCGACTGCAATCGCTACGCCGTCGATGTCTGCTCTCTTTGCCTGTGCTCCGATGGCGTAGTTGCCCCTGGTGTCCTTGCTCTTCGTGACGTGGTCAATAGTCAAGATGGCCGCGTTTTCCATTCGAAGTGGGCGAAGGATGAGCTGGGAGAATGTGGTGGCATCCTTGTTCTTCTCCAAGTCTAGGCCGAGCAAGTTCATCGCTGCGTTGACGCCGTCGATAACGATCAAGGATGGTTTGTGGATCTGAATCTCGCTTTGGATGACTTCGACGATGCCACGTGTGATTCCTTCGTCTGGGTTTGCGTATCTGAAATGTCGCAGCCCTGAAGTTGCCACGCCCATGGTCTTGAGGCGACCTCTAATTCCGCGAGCGCTGTCTTCGAAGTCCATGTAAAAGACGCAGTGACCTTTGGCTAATTCTTGGCGCACCGCTTCGATGGCGATCCAAGTCTTGCCGCTTTCACTCTCTCCAAAGATGGCGTTTATCTTGTTTGCATAAAGGATATGGTTGCCGTCTTCGCGCTTTAGAATCGATGGCCCGGGTTCATCTTCGAGTTGCATATCGGTGATGTCCTGTGGAATCCACGAGCTGGTTGCGATCTCTTCGTTCTCATCGTGGAGTTGCACGTGGCTCGGGTTATGGGCTTCGATTTGTTGCCAATCAGTGCGCAGTTCAGTCTTTGCCCCGAAGCCCTGCGATCGCAGATGTGATGCAGCTGCTTTGAAGTCACCTTTGTGCTCTATCTGTGTGTAGGCGGCAAATTTTGAATAACTGCTCTGAGCTGTGAAAATTGTCGAGGTGCTAAAGACGAAGAGTTTGCCGTTGCCGTTGAAGTTTGTCGTCGCTGATATGCCTTCGGACTTGCCTGGACGTCGCCAGGCGGTCGATTCGCCTTTGCTATAAACCTTTGTCCATCCCAGGGGTTCGAGAATGCTTTCCCAGGTGACGGTTTCGTTATAAGCATCTCCTGGTGTCTCGATGCCGTCTTTGCGTGGCTTCGTCTCTTCTTCTATCCATTCAGCCTTTGGTACTTCATCGTAAAGTGCGAAGTACTGGTGAATAATCTCGCGCTCTGCCATCGTGAAGGTTGGAATTGTTTCAATGGATCCTGCGCTGATCTGCCAGGCGTTGCCTGAAGGGTGGCACTTGCCGCCAGATGGCGCTGTGATCACGAATCCACCTTCACCGCGTGTTTCTGCTAGGCATCCGCCGTCTTCACCGGCTGCCTGTGCGATCTTGGTATTGCCTGGCACTTTGCCGTCGCTTATTCGGTAGAGCCAGTGAATTCCGCCGGAAGGTGTTGCTTCCATGTATCCGTTGACGAGCTTTGTCCAAAGATGTCCATGCTCGCTACTTTCGAATATCTCACGCAGTTCGATGTGAAGTTTCTTAGCGACGGCTCTGCCTTCAAGTTCCAACATTTCGAGGTTGCCAGATACGGATCCGCAGATAATGCCGACGCCGTCTTGCTTCTTAGCAAACCAGCCCATTAATTCTTCGGGTGTTGGTCGCTTCTTCTGGTAGGCCGTCCATGCTGGCAATCCGGGGCGTTTAGATCCGTCGGCTGCTACTGGAACGGCGCTAATTCCAGCTGCTGCAAAGCGGAGCGCTGTCGTAAGAATTGCATTGCTCATTCGTCGTCTGCTTGCTCTTCTTCAATCTTGATCAAGAAGCTACGGACAATGGCTCCGCTAAGTCGAAGGCCTTCTTTGAATCCGCGCTCTCTTTCGATGGCACAGCATAGGTCTTTGTATGACTCTGGCGTGGGCCGTCGTTGCCATATCTCGATCTGATCTAGAATCGCATTGAGCATCGCGTTCTGGTCTTCCATTGTTACCCCCTAGTTTGTTATCTCTTTGTGCGTGTGATCGGAATCGAACCGATCCATTTCCCCTATGGCCGCCTGGCCCACGCGCCTTCCCCGAGTGGAAGGTGTTGCTCGGGAATCTCCTATGTTATGCCGGCTTTGCTCCGAGCTGTGCCAAGAGTGCCATTACCTCTGGCGTCAATGCTTCGGCTGTGACCACTTGCTTTGGCTCTGCAGCTGGCGCGGCCGCTTGCTTCGCTCCAGCGTTGCCAACGAAGGCGTTTGCTTTTGCTAAATCTGCCGGGTTGCTTGTTGCATCGATTAAAATCCAGGGCGCTGACTTTCCTGGTTTTGCTGTTCCCTGTCCAATGCGTGCTAGAACCTTCTGGCCGACTTTGTTCTTGAGTGCGTTCTTGAGTGCGACGTTGAAGAATAAAAGCCCATCGTGAATTTCCCCAGTGTCGAGGTTGGTCACGTTAACTTCGATCGCATCTGTTTCGCCATGTACTGTGGTGATGCTTGCTTTGTATTCTGTCGGTTCGATGATCAGCAATTGGTTTGCTAAATCTGCGACCTTTGGCTGGTCGCCGCCTGTTGCTAGTTCAGAGAAGTTCATTCTCTTTCCCCCTTTATCTTGGTATTGCTTGGTTGTTGGTTTTCCAACGCTGTAGGCGGATTGTTTTCCGCGATTTCTTTTACGATGTCCGAGATAGTCTTCTCGATCATGGAGTGGTATCTCCGTTGCAGGCCTTTGCTAAGTTTGTGCTGAAAGGCTGAAAGTATGGGCAGTAATTGCAAAGCCGATCGGGGCTTGCTGGAATCAATTGCCAAAGCTCCGGGCTGTTCTCTACATCAACGGTTGCAAGCAATCCGTAGACGGTGTCGAGTCTGCCAAGTGCTGCGATCGCAATTGATTCATCGTAATCGTGAAGTTCTACATGCAAGTCATCGAGGCTGCCGCTTGTCGGTAAATAAATCAGGGCGACTTTATTCACTTCGGCGCCTTCTTGCGCTTTACCGTAGCCGTAGAGTTGTACTTGCACGAGCTGCTGCTCAGTTGCTCCTTCTTTGCGTCGCTTGTCTAGCCCTGAGCTGCCTGTAGTTTTCCAATCCATAACAATTCCGCGCCGCTTGTCGAATAAGTCCACTGTGCCTGAAAGATTGGCCCGAATGGTTACCTTTTGTTCGACTTCAAAGTCTTCAAGTTTGCCGAAGATTTCGGCCAGGTGCGCATGGATCGCTGTTCCGACTTGTGCTGCCCAGTTTCCGCCGCCGGGCATCTCGTTTGCTTTATCCCAATCGAGGAGCTTGTAAGCGATGCGCCTGGTGCATGAATGGCCTATTTCGGATGGCCCGATATATACCTGCTTTGATCTTGATGTCCATGTGCCTGCCTTCGTGATAATTGCTGCCAATTCATCCCCGAGTGCCTTGCCTGGTGCGTGCGGTGATACGAACATTTAGTCGTCGTCCTCTTCTTCGTCGTCTTCGTAGGGTGTGAAGATGGGCGGCTCTGTAATGCCTGGGTTTGGGATAATTGTGGGCAGGCTCATTAGTCCTGCTCCACGATCGTAAATCGTCTGCTTGTTGAAACGGTTTCGAGAGTTTGTATAACTTGCTGGGGAAGAATTTCCCTAGCTCGCTTGGTATCGAAGCGTGTAGTTTCGACTTTTGTCCATCTAACGACGGGGCGATTTTGATACATTGCAAGCTCGGCATCGCCCATCGCTGCTTCTAAGTGCGATCGGGCAATGTCGGCCACTTCTCCCCACTTCTTGGCTTCTGCCTGCGCTTCTTTGTATTGGCGCAGCCATTGGCCTACTCCGTCGTCAAAATCAACGACGCCATGCTCTATCTCTATTGTCATTCTTCCCCCTAATACCAGCCATAGCCGGTTTCTATTTTTTTCTTTGTCCAATGTTTCCAAGCGCCACAGGGGCCACCGGATCCGTATCTGCGTCCTATGTAGGCTAGGGCTGCGATCGTCTGGCTTACTCTGGATTCCGGATGTCGCATGCCTAGATTTTTGTATGTGCCAGCAAGGAGTTGCCCTACGCCCTTTGCAGAGCTTTCGGGGTTATTGACGGATCTCCACGCGCTCTCCTTGCTAATTATTCGCGTGAAGCATGCGTACTGGCGTGGTTCCAGTAACTCTTTGGCGAGCAGTTTTGGGTCGATGTCTTGCATCGGTGTCCTTTGCTCGTAGACGATCGGCGGTGTCGCCGGGGCTGGTGTTAGGGCTGTTGCCGCGATTGCGCTAGTCACCGTTGAGATTCCAATGATGAAGATGAATCGACGGATTGAATATTTCTGATCTGGTTTGATTGGTCTTCTCGCTTTCTCGCCCTGTTTGCTTCAGTAAAGATCCGGTAAACCTGGGTCACCCTGATGCCTACTTTTTTGGCGATTTCGTTTGTCGAGATTCCTTGATCACGAAGTTTAACGACGCGTTGCTTGCGAAGTCTTATTTCATCTCGTTTCAAGGTTAAGCCCCTCTCGGACGGCGTCTTGCCGCCCCAGATGCCATGTTGGATCTCTTCTTTGATGGCGTATGCCAAGCATTCCTTTCTTTCAATACAACCAGCGCATATTCTGCGAAGGTTTGGGAGGCGCTCTGCCTCTTGGACTTTCCCTTCTGGGAAGAAATAATCAGGATCGCCGATTTCGGCGCATGCAGGGCTTTCAAAGATTCGCACGATTGGAAAGTTTTCGATTGTTCTAATCATTGCGCTTTATCCACTGCTCTAAATTCTCTACAACCCAGGCTTTTTCAATTCCTGCATTGCGTCTCTTAATTATCACATAAGCCGGGGGAGTTTGCTCGAGTCCTCTGGCTTTTGCATAATTCCCTGCTTCAGTAATTGCTTCTTCCCAAAACACTGGGAGTGAAATGCTCTTTTGATTTTTTAATTCCAGAATATAAGTTTTGCCTGCAACGATGCAGACGATGTCGCCTTCATCTTTGCTACCGGCTTTGGTCAATCGTTCCGCAATTGCTCCAACCGAACGCAGCCATCGCATCACATCTGTTTCAAAGAGTGCGCCCTTGCGTCCGTTTGGATTTGCCATTTACTTTACGATTTCCAATCGTGGTTTTCTTCGAGTTGCAACGTTGCGCACAATGTCCTGTGCGAGATCGAGTGCTTCGTTCTCTGTCATCGATGCAATTAGCAAAACTGTCGCCGGTAGTAATTGTCGCATTCTTTCATACTCGAGCCACTCGCTGTTGTCTGGTGAGATTTGATTTGTATGAGCTGCTTGATTCAAAGCTGCGATGTAGTCGCCATTTGCTTCCCTGCCTGCTTCTTCTAGCAAATCCAGAACTGCATTTTGCTCTTCTAGGTAGATCGAAATCTTTCCCTGCTCATTAGTGTGTACTGCAAAGAGTGGGCGTCGATCTAAATTCATTTTTTGAGCGCCTTCTTGATCCGCTTCTGTTTGCTTTCGTATTGCAGTGCTTCTCGGATTTCGTTCTCGAGTGGATCGTTTTGCCATCGCAATAATAAAGCGGTGATGATTCCCGTCGCTGCGATCCCTGCTCCAATGATAAGCTGTATTTCCATTATTCCCCCAGTCTTGTGGCGCTATGCCTTGTCGTTGCCAATTGTGGGGGGTATCGGGCCTGTTTGTCGGTTAGCCACGCCGTTGATCCGCCAGGGCGCTGGCGTTCACGCTCAGTTTGCCTTGCCTGTGGATAAAACTCACAGGATAAATGTGTGTGTCTGTATTGCTTCTTGTATAGACAAGCCCTAAGTTATGGGTGTGGGCAAAGAGCGAATGTCTCAGTCTACGGGGGTAATAAAATGATTTCAAAAATTTCAAACACAAAGGTTCCGGGTCTTCCTGATTGCGATGCCTGCGATGGTCGCTGGCAGGCACTTTACAAGCGTCAATATCAACATCCAAATGGCGAGCGTTACTGGATGAATGTCTGCGTCTTTTGTCTTCGCAAGAATTCAGAATTTGAGGTGAAATAAATGGGTGCAATAAAGTCTTTGTTTATTGATATCAGCGATGCGATGGATCTTGCTGGTCGGAATCTGGTTGATGCTTCAGAGTCGCAGGATCCTGAATTGATGGAGGCGGTCTTAGTAAATGTCTTGTCTGCTCTTCCTTCTTATCTAGAAGTTTTACGCCAGGTGAAGGGATGAAAATGGATCGCAAGTTTGTCCGTCGCCGTCGCGTCGCCCTTGTCGTCGCCCTGGTTGCACTAGTGGCCTTGACCTATGGCACTCGCGATGTCTGCTGGACTGGTTCTGGCTATGGCTCTTGCTCGGTAATGATCGACGAGGTGATTTCTAATGGCCGTTAAGAAGGCGCGTTCGGTTCGGGTGTCGGATTCTCTGTGGGCTGCTGTAAAGGTCAAAGCTGCCGCCGATTCAAAGTCGGTCAGCGAAGTCATCGTGGATGCTCTGAAGGCCTACGTGCGATGAGCTGGTGGAATCTGGCCATTGCTCCTGTTGCTGGAATCCTGGCGCTGGCCTATGGCCGACGGATCTGGTTTTGGTTTACCTTTGGCTTCTTCTTTGGTTTGTGGTCTTTCCTGATTGTGTTGCTGCCCCGGAAGGAGCTGCGTGTTCCCACTCTTCCTACCTGGTTGCTTGTATTTTGGGGCAACCGGCAGATCGCTCGAATAATGCGCCCGATTCGGGATCCGTCCGATCTGATCTAGGGACGAAGAAAACCCCCCATCGCTTTGTAGACAGCGATGGGGGGTTTTTTATTCTGCAAGTGCTCTGGCGATTCCTTCTTCTAGGCTGATCTTTGGTTCATAAATCTTCAACATTTTTGTGGGGTCGCCTACTCGGTATTCGACTCCGCTTGGTTTACTTGGATGCTTCTTAATTGGGGCCAAGTATCCCTGCGCCAACATGATCATCTCTGCGAGCTGGATAAATGAAACCGGTCGCCCAGTGCAAAGGTTTAAGGTTTGAATGTTGTTTGTGATCGCTTCGAATGTAGCTGCAACAACGTCGTCGATGTGAATAAAGTCGCGGACTTGCTCGCCTGTTCCCCATACTTCAAATGGGTCAAGTTTGGCTTTGCCGCGTGCGATTAAGGATGGGAATGGGTAATCGAGCGCCTGGTCGCTGCCGTATCCGCTAAATGGTCGCAGGATGTTGACTTTGATTCCTTCTGCTCTTGCGTATTGTGCCAAAGTTTCGCCTGTTAATTTTGCCCATCCGTAGCTCAAGTCTGGCGTGCGAATGTGGTCGAGATTGATGTCGCCTTCTCGAAGTCTTTGCTTGTAGGCGGCTTTTTGCAAATAAATTGGGTATGCCGCCGAGCTGCTGTAATAAACAAGATGCTTTGGTTTGGTTCTTACTGCCCACTGGAACATGTCGCTGTCGATTGCGAGGTCGCTGGCAACGGCCAAAGGGTTGCCTTCAATCGTGGCCCTGCCCCCGACGATTGCTGCGAGGTGAATAACTACGTCGTATCTGGTGTCGTCCTTCTTGAAGAAATCCCTGCAATCGATGCCGTTTGCGATGTCGATGCCGGTGATCTCATGGCCTTTGTTATCTAGCGCTCTGTGAAAGGCGCGGCCGACGAAGCCGGCGTCTCCTGTTATAAGAATCTTCATAAGAGCCATTCTGCCAGATATCTGTCGCTTCCTGATTCGCTCTTTGCCATTGCCTGGTCAACGCTAAAGACGAAGCGATCATCTGCTTCTAGGGCTGCCCCGATGTGGTGAAGGGTCGCCTTCTTTGCAATCGGGAATGGGCGGCGCTTGCTCTTGCCTTCGGTGGGGGTTTCGTAGCTCTCATCGTGGATCAGGGCGCTGTCCTTGATCTGTGGCCAAAGTTCAGTCGCAAGCCAGTCTTGATCTTGCGTGTAATAATTCTGGCCTTCTGCGATCGCTAAATCCGCCGGGATTGCGCTGGTACGAGCTGCAAACATGCCGGCGCTAATCTTGTAATTGTGGCCTGTGGGATGGTCTTTCATAATGTGGAAATCGAGGCCGCTTGCTAGAAACTCTTCGTGTGCAATCCGTTCCCGGTGCGTGAGCCTGGCGTCTGCGTCGCGGCTGAGAACGACGTCGAATTCCTGATCCGTTAAAGCCTGAAAGCGCCAGAGTTTGGCCCTGTGGTCTTCTGGCCCTCCTTGATCTACGATCTGCACGTGGGGCAAGAGGCGAAGGGTTTGCTTGATGGATTCTGAAACCGAGGCCCCGGTGTAAAAGCGAAGTGTGAATCCTTTGAAGTGCCTGGTTGCCAGAATTGCGTTCTTGATCGCACCGATCGTGTATCGCTCTTCGCTGCCGTATAAGGAGTATGCGATGAGCTGCTTCATGGCCTTAGTTTGCGCTTGAGTAATTCGTAGGCTTCGCTCTGAATGTAGTTCTGGTAAGCGAGCGCGTCGAATGCGTAGATTTCGGTTGCGTTGACTTCCTTGTATCCTTCATCCCATTCGGCTTTGCCAGCAATTGGGTGCATATGCTCAACGATAACGTGATCGAGATAAGTCAGCGCACCTAAATCTTCGCCTAGTTTCTTCCAGAAGTTATCAAGGTATAAATGCTTCATCTTTGGCGGAACCATTCCGTCGAGCGCTTTAACGATGTCACTTGTCATTGCGATCATGGTTGGAAGTCGTTCCCTTTGCAGCAAGTCGTTGCCGTAGGCCATTGACGGCCGCTTCGCCATCGCCTGGATAAGAAGGCCATCCCAGCCGGCTGTGCGTGGGCGATGGTCATCGCCGAGGAAGGCGAAGTATTTATATTCGCCCTTCTTTACAATTGCGCTTGCTGCTTTGTTGATTGGATAAGCCATGCCCCGGGTTTCGTTCTCAATCGTCATGCATTTGTCTTTGCCGACTTGCAATTCGTAGGCGTCGTGCTCTGGGTCGTTTGCATCAATAACGAAGAGGATGTCTGAATGTGTCGAAAGTTTTTCGTGATCTCCCAGCAATTCGACCGCGTTGCTCGGGCGTCCTCTGGTTGGTACGAGGATAATCATTTCCTTCATTCGTTTGTCGCAATCTCGCCAGCGATCGCTGCGTATGCCGCTAAATCTACGAAGGAGTCTTCTGTCTCTGTCTCCATCAAGCGTGCAATTTTAACTAGCGCCATGCATATGGCCACTTGTTGTGGGGTTATCTGATGCTCGAGATATGTCGTCCATAAATCTGCAATTCTTACGTGATTGTTTCTTGGATCGCCGTAGATGTTCTGGCGGTCTTTGGCTGTGAGTCGAGCTGCTTCTTCAAGAATTTCCCCCCGATTCATGGACTACTTTGTTCCGCGTCCGAATTCGGTTGCTCTTGGATCTATGGCCTTCAATAGTGGGCCTGCTACTGCTGCGATTCCTGCTGCAAGATATTCCTTGATCGGGCGATTCGGATCTGCAAGATAAAGAGCTGCGATTGCTGCTGCTCCTGCTCGCAGGTATGTCATTGCAATTGCTTCAAGTTTCTTCTTATCCATTTGTGATCTCCTTAAATTGAGGGCGGCCAAATCCTACGATAAATACTGGCAACGATGGTTGAACCTTGCCGCGATTCTTTTTCTTATATCCACGTATCTTTACGCAAACTTCGCCGCCGTTGCGCTGGTCGCCCTTCTTATCTGGGCTGGTGTTGCCTTCTACTGTGGTTACTGTGCCGTTACTGTTATTGCTGATCACGATTCCAACGTGTGAAATGCGATCGAGGGCGTCTCCTGGAAAGTCAAAGAAGACGATATCTCCTGGCTGTGGATCCGCTTGTTCTGCAATTGTCCAGGTCTTTTTATCCATGAATGCTGTTGCTCCGGATGGAGTGTAAACACAATTTGGAATCTTGACGCCGGCTTGTTTTGCGCACCAATTTACAAATGCGCCGCACCATGCTTGGTTTGCCTTTTGATATTTGGTTTGGTTATCTGCTGGCCCTTCGATGTAGCCGACTTCTGCTTTGGCTACTTCTAGAAATTTTTTCAGTTCACTCATTCTAAACTCGCCTTCTTATCTACTTTTGCGAATGCTGCGTTAATTTCCGCAGTTGTGAGTTTACCATCCGCTAAATAAAAACGGGCTAAGGCTTCAACGACACGAGCTACGCCTAAAGCGCCGGCTAGAACCGCCGCCTGCCAGACTTCAATTCCGACAAGCGTGCCGGCGCCGATAACGCCTAAAGATTCGGCAGCAATTACAGCCATAATTCGCATGAATACGTTCTTGAGCGTGTCCATCTATTCCTCTTTTTCGCTTCTTAAGTTAAATGTGATGATCCATAAAATAAACGCCACTCCGATTGCGTAACCGACGACGACTTTTGCGGATCCTTCAAGAACTACCCAGGCGATAAACATTCCTAGCAGCGTCCAGAGTTGATTGGCGATATCTGAGAAGAATTTTTTCATTATGGATTCCTTCGGTAAGTGGCCATTGCTGCTGCTGTAGTTGCTGCTTGCGTAGCAATATTGCCTGCGATGATTGCTGAGAGAACAACTTTTTCAGACTTTTCACGTGTTTCAGGTGTCATGTCTGCTCCCACGCTGCCCAAAGCAGAAAGTGCTGCTAATGGGTTCGTGAATGCTTCTGTGATAAATGCTGCCGGGTCTTGTAGCAGTTCGACTTCGATTGCAACTTCGGCGCTGATCACGACGCCATTGCTAAGTTCAATTGAAGTTTGCGGTGGCAAGTCTGAAAGTTCAACGCCCGATTGTGTTAAATTTTCAACACTTATCGGATTGCCACTTTCTAATGCTTGCGCAATTAATTCGGCAACTATAACTTTATTTTTTTCAGCCTGCGATTTGTTTGCTTCCTCTTCGGCCTTGATGCGCTCTTCTTCTGCAATCCGGGCATCTTCTTCTGCAATCCTGGCTTCTTCTTCTGCAATCCGGGCATTTTCTTCTGCAATCCTGGCTTCTTTTTCTGCCTTGATGCGATTTTCCTCTGCAATCCGAGCTGCTTCTTCGGCCGCAATCCTGGCTTCTTCTGCAATTCGAGCGTCTTCTTCGGCCTTGATCCGATCTGCTTCTGCCTTAATTCGATCTGCTTCTGCAATCCGAGCTGCTTCTTCTGCCTTAATTCGATCTGCTTCTGCAATCCGAGCTGCTTCTTCTGCCTGGATTCTGTTTGCTTCGGCCTGCGCTCGCGCCGCTTCTGCAATACGGGCGTCTTCTTCTGCCTTAATGCGATCTGCTTCTGCTGCAATTTGTGAAGCGTTAGGCGATGGTTCTGGTGTCGGTGTCGGTGTTGGTTCCGGTGTCGGTGTCGGTGTTGGTTCCGGTGTTGGTGTTGGTGTTGGTGTTGGTGTTGGTGTTGGTGTTGGTGTTGGTGTTGGTGTCGGATTTATTGATTGGTAATATCTGGCATTGCCTGTGTAGTTATCGCTGACATATATTGTCCACTCGCCTACGAATCCGCCTTCGCAAAATAGTCTGGCAATATCGCCCTTGCCTTCAAAGTATGGGTTATCAGCGTTCCAACCAGTCATTGCGGTGTGTGTTTCTCCTGCTGAATTGGCGCAGGTTATTTGCACATTTTGAACCAGTGAATCTGCTGCTTTTGCAATTACTGGATTAAATAAAGACGTGGCAAAGGCCAAGATTAAAACTGTTAGTGCGCTACTTTTCTTTGCAAAGAAGGAGATAGATTTCATCGACGCGCTTTTCCAATCGGTTGACTTGGTCTTTGACTGAGCTGCCCCCGTTTGGTTTTAATTCTTGCAAGTAATGTTTAACGAGCCATCTGGTCATCGCGATAAATGCTCCGCCAATTGTAAGAAGTGAAACGGCCAGAGCTGCGTAATCCTGGACTGTCATCTTATGGCTCCAAATAGAGAACGGATACGGTGGTGGTGTTGTTACCATTGGTGACGGCGTAGATAACGCTTTTAATAGGAACAAGAAAATCTAGGCTGGTGTCTTTCTGGAATTGCATGCCTGTGCTGCTAGTGACATCGGCTCCGCCAAGAAAGCAAGGATGGTCATTGCTGTTTCGTAGAATGACTCGGCGGTTCTCTCCGTAGGATTCAATAAGAATCTGGGCGGTTGAATTGACGAGCAGTTGTTTTGAGGAAGCCATTTTTCTCTCCTGGTTTCTTTTGAATCCCCGATGCTTCTATTTCGTCGACGGCATCGTCGATCGTCCGGGTTGGTTCCCGGGTGCAGTCGCCGTCCTGGTATCCCATTAAAGGATCAGGGTGTCTGCTTCTTCGGCCGTTAACGGATCGCCGGCGATGAGCTTGGCCTTTGCCGATGCCTTAAGCGCTGCCTTTGCTTCGGCTTCGGCTTCGGCGGCGGCGCGATCGGCGGCTGCTGCTGCTGCATCTGCTTCGCGTTGTGCTACTTCATCATCGGTTAGCTCAATAATTGAAGTTTCCCCTGTTGTGCAGTTTACTTCAACGCGTGTTGGTCTTGTCATGTTTTCTCCTTAACTAGATTTGATGCCGTATAAATAAAAACTTGATCCTGATACAAAGTTTCCAGCTTGATTACCCAAAGTGATTGAAGTAATTGCTGTAGTAGTTGTAGATTTTAAAGCATTAACACCTATCCAAGATCGAAGATCTGTTGAAGTGTTATTTTCTGAAACATAAAAAGACGAAGCAACCTTTTGATTTGAACCAGCGTAGTCTGTGAAATAAACTTCAGCATTGTTAAATGTGTCAGAAGTTGCACTGTTTCCAGGCTCATAAATGTTTATCCATTTAAACCCTGGGTAAGAAGTATCAAACCTGCTTGAAGCAATAGTTGAACTACTAGCATATAAATCTGTTTGAGATGTTGTAGTTCCGCTAGTTGCCCCATTAAGAGAAATAAACATTTCTTGTTGGTGTGTTCCAGCAGAACTGCTCCTAACTGAATATTTCAAACATAAATCCGTAAAGGTACTAGGAATAGCACTAAAGGTATAAGAGGCAGCAGCCGATCCGATTGTCTCGCCTTTGATAAGTGTGTAGGTACTAGGCATTTTTTATCCCATACAGAGTAGCAGTTGTGCCAGTTGATAAAGTATTAGACCCAGAAGCAGAAACTTTGACAGTAGAAATTGCAGTAGTCGAACGATATAAAGAGACTGTTCTTTCTACTGTTCCTGAACCGTTTAAGTCACCAGACCAAGTAGTTAAAACTGTCTTAAATGTTGAACCTGCATAAGACATTATGTCCATTGTTCCCACATTAGGAATTGTTGCACTGGCACTTCCAATAAACTGAAAATAGGTTGATGAGTATCTATTAGATGAAGCACTGCTTCCATTACCAGTTAATTGAGTATTGGAGTAAAGGCTTGTAGTGTCGTTATTAAGTTGCACTCTAACTTCTACTGTGTCTAAGTTTGTTGTTCCAACAACAACTAAGCGTAGGTCTGTGTAGGTGCTGGGGATACTAGAAAAGGTAATTGAGTTATTTGCACTTCCCAGCGTAGTAGTCGCTATCGGCTCGTATGTTGATGGCATCTGCTACCCCTTAATTCCGTAAAGTGAAAACACAGAGGATGTTGTCCAAAAATTAGTCAGTTCTGTTAATTTTATTGACACAGAAGTTATTGCATTTGTGTTCATCCATAAACCTGACATTAAAACTGCATTGCCGCCAGAACCGTTCAAATCTCTTCCGCTAAATATCCTGACAGTCTTGTTTTGAGTAGTTGAAGAATAATTATGAATATCAATAAGAGTTAAACCCATAGTGTTTGCAGCATTACTAGAATTAGTAGCCCACAAAACATCACCAATTCTTGTTACGCTTGCAGATCCGCTGGCAATCACACTAGCACCTGTTCCAAACAAATAATGATAAGCATAGTTGCTTCCAGAATCACCATTAAAGTTAATAGCTGGATTGGCATCTGTACCTGTGGAGCGACCCATTGCTCTAATTTGTAAATGTTTATATGTGCTAGGAATAGAACTAAAAGTAATAGTGTCAGATGATCCAGTGCCGCTAGCGCTAGCAATAGACTCAAAAGCCCCACTGACACCTTTCATCGATGATGCGATGATTCCTAAAATTGAACTCATTACGATAGATCGCCAATAATTGTAAATGTATTAGAGGCTGTGCAAATGACAGTAGCGGCTGAATAACGAGCGCGTAGCACTGGAGCAGTTGCTACAGCACCTGTTGATGTAATAGTTACTCCAGCGCCTTGAGCAAAAGTTGTAAGGCCTACACCGATTGACTGCACGTTGATTTGCTCACCGGCTGCAAAAACGCTAGGTGGGATCGTTACTGTTACAGCCGAGGCGTTAGATGTTGTAACTAACTTATTAGATGCATCGGCAGCCACGAGGGTATAGGTAGTACCTGTTTGAGCATTAAAAGTTAAAGTGTTAGCAGCTTTGGCATCAAAGCCAATAGTGACAGTACCGCTTGTTCCGCCGCCTGTTATTGGGCTAGTTACACTTACGCCTTCAATGTCACCAGATGCTGGTGTTGCAAACTGAAAGAAGATAGCTGCGCTTGCGCTTGTAAATCTAAGAACGCCGCCTTGATTCTGGGCAAGAGCAAGGGATCCTGAAGTGCTAACAGTTGCCGTTCCTGCGGTGATTGTGCAAACTCCTGCGCCAAGATTTACAATAGTAACGATGTCGCCTGCTGCAAATAATGAAGTGTTTACTGTGATCGTGGTTGCACCTGCATTTGACATTGCGACTGTCGTGCCTGCGTCAGCTGCGACGAGCGTATAACTAATTGTCTTTGCGGTTGTATCTCCACCCAGCATTGCTGTCTGTTGCAGCGATGTCATCTGTGCTGCTGTGAGCACCTGGCCCGTCGTGAAGGTCTGCTTTGCCATATCTTCTCCTTGTTTAGTAGCTTAGAACGCCGGCGGTGTCTAAGACTCCCTGTGTTGCGCTGTTTAGAATAAATGCCTGGATAATCGGTTCGCTTGTGAGTATCTTAGTGGTAAATGTTGTCCTTGTTATGTCATGTTGCACGCCTTGCACAAATAATTCCCTGGTGATGGATGTGGATCCAGGCATCGCTTTTGTAATGTTGACGAGGTTGAATATCTCCAATTCAAGGCCTGCGATGTTTCTGGCAACCTGCCCATCGTCGACTAGGTTGAGCGTCATTGAGTCAATGCGAAGCGTTGCGTCTTTGCGTGATTCTAAGATCATACTTGCCTGGTCTAGAGATTCTGTATCGCTCTGCACAAGAATCCCAGTTCTGGCTCCTGAGTGGATGAAGTAGGTGTCGATCGATGTCTGATCGCTGACGGTCTGGTTTGTTCCGTTTAGTCTTTGAACCGAAACGTCATTCACAATAAGCGTATCGTCGAAAGCCATGTCAATCTGAGCGTATCCGATTTGCGATCCATCGTCGCTGAAAAGTGTGGGTGTTGAGTCTGCATATATGCTGACTGTGTCTCTTGAGTAGAAGGTTGCATCTCCTTCTGCTGACATAAAGAACCCACCGAATTCACTATCTTCTACTGTCTGAATTGCTTCCAGAACGGTTCTGTTTGCCGTTCCTGGATCTGCCTGCATAGTGCTGTTGCCGGCGTCTATTGCTCTTTGTGATGTAGGCCAGTTGCTGGCATCGAGCAGTCTTTCAACCCGGGTTCCGCTTAGTTGCCCTGCCCCTGTGTCTAGAACGGTGCTGATTGCTGAATTATTTAGAAGCCGAAAACCATCGACACAGTTAAGAATTACTCTTGAAACTTCATCGGCTCCAATTGCGAATTGCGTATCGTAGCTGGTGATAAAGCCTGAGAATAAGTAGTAGCGGATGCCTTCGTAATCTGCGAAGATTCGAATCTTACGCAGAGGTATCAGTTTGCCGTAGTAAGGCCCACTTTCATTGGCCGGGTTCCAGTCGCCAGTGTCGTCCTTAATTTCGACAATGGCCGTTCCTGCTTCAAACTTATTGAGAATCCGGTTGCGTCCTCTTCGAATTGATGATCGCAAGATAATGCTTGTAATGTCGACGATGTCATCGCCTTCTGCAAGCTGGCCTTTGCCTAGTTGTCCTTTATATGGATCGTTTAATGTAAAAGCAACGGCAATAAATGCCGGGCCGTTGACGAAGTCAATCTCTGCGCCGAGCTCTGGAATACCTGCCATTAGAGTGTGATCGCGTTCTTTGTAATCGCCTGGCCGTTATTTTGACCCTGAAGGATCGCGTTGCGAATTGAATTTACAAGGTCGCCTTCGGTTGTAACGCTGCCGTTGACAACAATATTGACGGTGGATCCGCCCATCGATCCCATCCGGTTTAGTGGAATTACGGCTTCTGGGCCAGCTTCGCCAATAAGCGCTGCTGTGGGGCTGGAAACGATGCCGCCAGATCCTAAGATTGGCAGACCTAGTTCTCTGAATAATTTCTCTGTTTGTGGAGTTAGTACGCTTTTTGGAGGAGTTGGTATCGCTGTCTTTGGAAGAAGTGGTATTTGCGGAAAGCCTAAATCTTTTAGTTTTGAAGAAAGGTCTGAGGAAGTAGTTCCCGGTTTTTTGTTGCCGCCTGGACTAACACCTTTCAAGCTTGGGGGTAGGGTAATCTTTCCTGGTGCTGGTGCTTCTGATGCTGCGATCTTCGCTCCTGAAGCTGTAACGTATGCATTTAGAGCTGCGAGCGCGTTTCTCCATGATTGCGCTGCCTGGTTGCCGGGTGTAGGCCAAAGCGCAGAAGGTGTTACTCCTTCTGCAATTTTCTTTGAATAATCAGCAACTTCTTTGTTTGTTAAGTTCCATTTTTTACCAAGTTTGTCTATCTCTTCATCTGAAAGTTTGCCATCGTTTAGCGCTGCAAAGAAGTCAAGATAAATCTGCGCTTGTGCCTTTGTAATGCCCCATTGTGCTGCAAGGGCATCGACTTCCTTTGTTGAAATCTTTCCATCGTTGACTGCGAAGATTGCGGTGGTGTATGCAACAACGGCGTCTTTACTTATGCCCCACTTCTGGGATAAGACGATAACTTCTTCTGGTGAAATCTTTGAGTCTGCAACAACGCCAAGCAGATCGGTATAACGCACAATTGCTTCGTTTGCTTTGAGTTGCGCTTCAAGGTTTGCCAGAAGGGTTTTGACTCGCTCTGATTCTTGCAGGTTTGCCTGTCTTAAAAGATTCAGGCGTGCTGCTTCGAGTTGTATCGGATCTGTTTCTGTTGTTGGTTTAATTCCAAACTTTCGAAGCGCTGCAAGTGCCTTCTGTGTTGCAATAAGTTTAAGGTCTGCTGCTGTGAGCGCCTTTGTGCTTTTCCCTGCCTTGTTAAGATCAAAGTTAAGACCACCGAGGCTCTTCATAAAGTCTTCGGTCGTTTCATTTAATCCACCGAGTGAGAATTCTAATTCTTTGCCTGTTTCGTCTAACTTGTTCATCTGGCCATTTGCTAGTCTTACGGCACCATAAAGACCGCCAAGTGTTGCTGCAAACGCGGCAAGGCCAGCGGCACCGGCTGCAAGTGAAATTCCGCCTGTGGCTACTGCCTGCGCTGCGGCTGCGCCAAGTGCTGCTGCTCTGATCGCTTGGTAAGCCTTGACCAGTCCTTGTATCGCGGTCACAAATGCTATGACTTTGCTTGCTACAAATGTTGCGGCAAATATCGCGCCAAGTGCTACAAAGGTTCCTTTATTTTTTTCTACAAATGAAAAGATTTTGAATAATACAAATCCGAAGCCGACAATGGCGTTGAGGCTTTTAGTTAAAGCAGCAACAAGTTTATCGCCATTTTCATTAACAAATTTTTGCACTGCTGGTATTACTTTTGTGATTAAAATTTGAGCAAACTTTTCCAAGACTGGAATGAATGCGTAGCCGAGTTGGTCGAGGACTTGATTAAAGGCTAACTGTAAACGCATCATTCTAAATTCGAAGGTTTGAGCACGCTTATCTGCTTGTCCTGAGAATGTTTCTCCAAGTGAAATAAGAATTGCATTCAAGTCTTTTGATTTTACTGCTGCTGCATCAAGTGGCACGCCGAGTCTGGTTAACGCACCAACATTTCCGCCTATGGCTTTTGCCAGGGCCAGTGAAACTGCTTGCAAATCTTTTGAGGTTCCTGCTGAAATATTAAGGGCAAGATTTTGCAATGTTTGTGCCTGGGTCACATCTTTTGTTGCTTGCACCAGGGTTTGCAGAGATGGGATTAATTCATTGTTGTCTACGCCTATTGCTAATTCTTTAGCATCCAAGTATTTAACTGTGGCGGCGATTGCTTCTTCTGTTGCTCCTGTTGTATTGCGTAGCGCAGTGGCCAGAGCGATTTGCTGCTTCTGATCTTCCATCGCGCCCTTGACGGCGTCTGTACCGATCTTGATTGCGAATGCAGCGCTCGCTGCTGCTGCGATGCCGAAGGCTTTTCCTACCTTGCCTGCAAATTTATCGAAAGATTTTCCGAGCTTGTTGATATCGCGGTTTGCTGCCTTGCTGCCCTTGTCTGAGTATTGGGTGATAATCCGGGCGGTTACTGCGCCTATTGCCATGCTCGGTTATCCCTTCTCTTTATTAAAATTGGCTTGCAGGATCTTCTGTGCGTCGTTCATCGCTGATCTGATATTGGCATAAATCCGGGGGCGATCGCGATCAATGACGGCGTATACTCCGCGACTGGCTTTGCGGAAGCGATCATTCATGTTGCCGATGAGCTGGCGTCCGGTTCCTTCGCCTGGTGTCCTGCGTCCTGCTACTTCAAAGATAACGCCCGAGGCGGTCTTGTTTAAGAGTGCGCCTGCGCTTGTAGTGTAATCGGCTCTCACCCGGCCTTCTGCGCGAGTTTTAATAATGCCTTGACGAATTGCTTGCGGATCCCATGCTGGCCAGCCCTGACCGCCTCTAGTGGTCTTGCGTGGGTTCTTTGCGGCTGTTGTTCGCCATCCACTCATTGGGGGCTTGGTTGGTATCTGGTTTTTAGCATCGCCTTCGGCCCGGCGCAGCTCGTCGTTAATTACTTTGTTCAGGCGACGAGCTGCATCCTTGTCGAACTTCTTTAAGGCGGCGGTGGTTTCTTTGATGCCGCTAATTACTACGACGTCATTGGCCATGTTTGTTTGCCGCCTTTGCTTTTTCTTTAAGGTAAATCACGATCGCTTCAAGGATGCCGTCTGGTGCATCTAATAAAGCGACGGGATCTATTCCCGTCTCCACAGAAACTGCTGCTATCGAATAGGTCAGGCTATCTCTGTGGATTCGGAATTTGGGTCTGTGTCTAGTTGAACTCCTTCAAGCGTATCTAAGAACTCGGGGCCAAAAGGTTTTACTACGACTCCGTTTGCTCTAAGTGCGAGCCAGCCGAGATAGTAGATATGTTCGAGTTTTTGTTCTTCGCCGATAAGTTTTGCTAGGCCTTTTCCATACTTTTGTTCAAAGTCGACGATGATGCGTGGCCGTAATGAGAACGTTTTTTCCACGCCATCAGTCGTCTTAACTTTTATATTTAATCCATCCATCTTTATTTCCCCCTATTTTCTTTAGGATGTTGCTTTGGTAATTGCGCCGGAGATCGGCCAAGTTACAGATGCGGTTGCTAATTCACCAACGGATCCATTTAGTGGAGTCCATTCTGAAACTAGCGTGGAGAATGTGTATTGCGGATTCACTGTTGTTGTTGTTCCTGCTACTGGCTTTGCAACGACGGAGACTGCTGTTCCAAGTAACGGATAAATTGTTTGCTCGACTGCTGATGTTGCATAGTCCTGGTGAAATTCGAACGTCACAGAATTATCTGCCAATCCAGCCACACGAGTTTTTGCTGTGTTTCCGAATGCAGTTGTCTCGACGATATCAAATGTCGAGTTTAATGTAATGCTCGAAATATACGAACTTAAATCTGTGCTTCCAAATACAACGGATGCGTTTGTTAATACAAGTCTTGCCATTATGCGACCGCCTTTGTGATTGCTCCGGTTACTGGCCAAGTTACAGATGCTGTTGCCAATTCACCGACGGATCCGTTTATCGGAGTCCACTCTGAAATAATAGCAGAGCAGGTATAACTTGGATTGAATGCGCTAGTAACGCTGCCGTTTGGCTTTACGATTACTGCTGCTGCTGTTCCTAGAAGTGGGTAGATTGTTTGCTCCACTTCGCTTGTTGCGTAGTCCTGGTGAAATTCCAGGGTAATTGAATTGTCTTCTAATCCAGCAACACGTGTCTTTGCTGCTGTTGATGAGAATGCTGTTGTTTCGACGATGTCGAATGTTTCGCTGAGTGAGACTGATGCGACCAAATCGCTCAGATCCACTCCGCCGACGGAGATAAATGCGTTAGTGAGAACTATGCGAGCCATTATTTTGTCGCTCCTTCTTCTGTTTCTGTTTTGATGGATGGGATTTGTGGTGCTGTGTTACTTGCTTTGATGTGGTTTCCAGCAATAAGGATTTCTGCGCTGATTCCTGCATCTTGCAATTCTTTTGCTGTGATTGTGTCACCTTTGATTTTGCCGCAGACTTCTCGGTTTGAGATTATTGTGTATGTCATGTGGTTCTCCTTATCCCCAGATTGTTAGGCGGTATCGGTAAGAGAGAAATGTGACGGATTGCGAATCGTATGTTCCGGACTCTGCGCCGACTACTCGCAATGTCTGGCATGTTCCGCCTAGTGTTCTATCTCCCTCTATTGCTGTTTTGATAGATGTTGCTCCTGTTCCTGCAAGGTATCCATCTAGCTTGTCCTGGCCTGCTCGCTCTGAGAAGCGTTGGACAATCACATAAATATCTACATTTGCCTGATCTAATCCCCGAGCGTTATCGATATCGAATGTGAAATCTAATTGACCGACGACGGCGCATGGCGGTGTTAGTGGTTCTGGAATTACTTCATAAACTCGAAGTCCTGTAATTGTTTGCAGTCTTGTCTTAAGTCCATCTCGGACTTGGCTTGGTTGCATTGGCATTATTTAGCCAGCCCATTGTTCTTGCGGAATGGTCGAAGCAAGGTTTCAACGTCTGCATCGAGTTTTGCTGCCAGGCGCACTGTGCCTAAGTCTGGACTTCCTGCAATTCCGAACGGTGATTGGCGGCGTGTAAATAAGCGAGCTGCTTGGATCAAGGTTGCCATGTTGATCTCGGATGGCACTGCTGTCCATCCCCAGACGCCTGTAATTTTGCATGCTTGTGGTAAATAATACGGCCAAACATATCGGCCAATTGCAAGGATTCGATTTACTGGCCATCCGCGCTGTGGGTTATTTACTGGCTCGAGCATGTAGTCGCTAGTTGACCAAACGGTATCCCATGTCTGGTTGAAGTTATCGTCTGTAGCCACTTGCGTAATTGAAACGCTGTCGTCCATGTTCATTGTCCAGGGATCGAGTGGTGTGTAATAACGGGCGACTGGTGATTGCGTCGTTCCGTTCTGGTAAAAGAAGCGCCCGGTGTAGTCATCAATCATGCGACTGGTCGCTGTGATCGCGGCTTCAAGTGGAACGTCGTCCACGCTGTCTGTAATCGCAAGCGATGCCTTCAATTCGGCAAGTGTGCAATAGGCGTTAGTTAGGGCCACGCTTCGTCCTTCTTTCCGGTTTCGGCAGCATTGCGCGTTCTAGTTTGGGATCGGCAGTTGCTGTTTC